CATCCAACGCCCTGGCATCCCGGTCCCCCTGCCCCTCACCCGTGGCGGCACGGAAGCCACCACGCCTGCCGGCGCGCGCACCAAGCTCGAGCTCGGGGACCTCGCCCTCCTGACGGCGCCAGGGGGGACCACGACGTTCCTGCGTGCCGATAAAACGTGGGCCGTACCCCCTGGTGGTGGTGGCGGTGGCGTTTCGACCTTCCTCGAACTCACCGACGCGCCCGATACGTACGCCGGGCAGGGCGGCCTCAGCGTGCGTGTCAACGCTTTAGCCACGGCGCTGGAGTTCGCAGCCCTGCCGGCGGCCTCGGAGACCGCCCCAGGCCTGGTCGAACTCGCCACCACCGCGGAGGTGCAGGCCGGCACGGATACGACACGCGCCGTGACGCCGGCCGCCCTCGCGGCGAAGCTCCCCCTGACCACGAAGGGCGACCTGCTTGTGCAGGGCGCGAGCGTGCTGACGCGGCTGCCGTTGGGCACGGACGGCCAGGTGCTGACGGCGGACGCGGCGCTGGCGCTGGGCGTCAAGTGGGCGACGCCCGCAGGCGGCGGCACGAACTACTGGAGCCGCGTCGATCTGGGCGGCTCGACCCTGGCGACGGGGCTCCTCGCCTTCTGGCCCATGGAAGAAGCCACGGGCAACCGCCTCGACAGTGTCAGCAGCCAGGCCCTCATTCCCACCGGCACCGCGGTCCAGGTGTCCAATGCCGCAGGCAAAATTGGCCAGGCCCTCGCCATGAATGGCACCGCGGGCACGTACCTGAGCATTGCCGACAACGCCACCTTCTCTGCAGCCCCCAATATGAGCCTGACGGTGGCGTGCTGGGTCTATGTCGCGGGGACGGGCGCCAACATGGGCTTTCTCGGCAAGGGCTCCGCTGCCGTCAGCAGCAATAATGTGGAATATCTGCTCTGGCTCTTTGGGAGTCAGTGGTGTTTCATGGTGGGGAGTGGCAGTTCGTTCGTCAACCTGGCCTCGCCTACGACGCCGGTTGCCAATACCTGGACGCTGCTGGTGGGCTGGTACGATCATGTCGCCGACCTCCAGTATATCCAGGTCAATAACGGCACGCCGACGCAAGTCGCCAACTCGGCAGGCTCCTACGATTCGACGCTGGCCTTTGAAGTGGGGCGGACGGTCGGGCATGCCACGCAATCCCTCACGGGTCGTCTGGACATGCCCTCGTTCTGGAAGCGCGTGCTGACGCCAGCGGAGCGGACGTCCCTGTGGAACAACGGCAACGGCCTGGCCTATCCCTTCCTGACGCCCTCGCAACTCAAGACCGTCACGGCTGGCGATCAAGTCCTCCTCGCGGAGACGGCCCTCACCGCAGAGCGGCTTGAAGTCGAGAGTGGCATCAAGGTTGGCAACTCGACCGGCACGCTCGATGGCATCCTCCGCTGGACGGGCACCGAGTTCGAGGGCCGCAAAGCCGGCGCCTGGGTGCCGCTGACGCGCCCGACACTCCCTCTGGCCATCGCGGAGGGGGGCACTGGCGCCACGACCGCGGCGACCGCACGCACGGCGCTGGGGCTGGGCACGCTGGCGGAGCAGCACGCCAACGCGGTGGCGATTACGGGGGGGAGTGCGGCGCTGAGTACGCTGCAAGCTGCGAACATCGGTGCTGGCATAGCGCCAATGTCCAACGTGCGTGTTGCGGCTGCGAATAACCCCGCGAACGATTCGATTGGTTTTTATACGACGCAAGCAGCGGGTACTGGATCGTATGCGGCATACTGTGCAGGCACCGCGCCCTCCTATTTTGGCGGCCCTATCACAGTCAGTAATGGCAGTGATGCTGCACTGACTACGGGTGGATACCTTCGCTCAACAGGCGAAGTCGTCGATAACCTTAATGTTGATGGTCGTAGCGCGTTCTACACGACGATGGCTGCGGCTGGAGCCACTGGTAAACGTGCGATTAATTGCGCAGGAGATGCGCCCTCCTATTTTGGCGGCGAGGTGACGGTGGCGTCGAGCGTGGCGATCAATACAACCGTCTTGGGGAATGCCCGTCTCCATATTAAGCACGATAAGAATCTCTATCATGCCATCCAGATTCAGGCACTCGCCACGGATGGAGGCGGTGGCTATGCTCTCAATTTGTTGAACGTGGCAGGAACACAAGTCGGCTCGATTCTTACCACTGGCTCTGGCACTTCGTTTGGCACAACGTCTGACGTGCGCCTCAAGCACGCCATCGCCACGCTCACCGGCGCGCTGGAACGGGTACGAGCGCTGCGGCCTGTCACATTTACGTGGAACGCGGACGACACCCCTGGCATCGGTTTCCTCGCGCACGAACTCCAGGCACAGATTCCTGAAGCCGTCACAGGTGAGCCAGATGCGGTGGATGCGCAGGGGGACGTCGTGCCCCAGCAGGTGGACAACTCAAAAGTGGTGCCCTGGCTTGTTGGCGCGATCCAGCAACTCCTAGCGCGTGTGGAAGCGTTAGAGGCAACCCTCGGCGCATAGAAAGGACGGAGTTATGCCCTCCTGCGCTTCTTTGCTGCGGGTGCGATGGTCAATAAGAGTGGTTGTACCGGAATATGAGGAGCACTCGTATGCTTCTTGGAATTGCAGGATCTACATGCACCGATAACGTTGTGTAGCGTATGCGAACCGCCTTGACTTAAGGGCTGGACATGGTCTTGCGTGAGATGCCACTTAAAACGTTTTCCGCAGTAGTAGCAGCGGTGGTCTTGTGCCGACTGAATTTCTCGCCACTGTGCTGCGGTGAGATCATTGATGGGAGCGCCCTTTTTGCGAGCGCTGTAGCTTTTCGTCCAAGCGGCGCTCAATTCAGGATGGGCATGTCTGCGGGCGCGAGACTTGGCGGTAAGTTCTGCCCGATGTATGAGACCATAAGCCTGCTGATAAGCAGCACGCTCTGCCTTGTGCGTTTCACCGTATTCACGGGCATAGGCAAGCGCGTGTTCTCTTTGAGCAACATACCAGGCGCGTTTCCTGGCATTCTGCTTGGCTCGTTCTTCTTCTGTCCATTGCAAACGCTTCGCATTTGCCCAGGCGTTCTTATAGGCACGGTCGGCTTCACGATTTTTGCGCGCCATGAGTCCATCCTCCGTAGATGGTCCGGGTTAGGTGTCCAGCAACGCGCCGGAAACGCGCTTGTCGGGTTGCAATCCCTAGCTGGACAAAGAAAGTATACCAGAATTATATCTTAGTTTAGGAGAAACTACCATGCCTATGTCTGTTTTGGAACACGATACGCTCGCCAAAAGTTTTGCCGTGGCGAAAACGCTCCTGAACGACTTGCAACCCAAGCTCGCGGGGCTGGCGCAGATTTACGATAGTGAGGGCGGCATGCAAACCACGCTCACGCAAGAGGAACTCGACGAGCTGCCCGAATTGAGCGGCTTAACCGTGCAGCAGGTCACAGATGGGATGTACGCCATGACTACGATCATCTTGCCTGGTATCGTCAATGGCTATCCCGCGCTGGCCCAGCTCGCGGCGCGCTTCCTATGAGCGCCGCGCTGCGCCCCGCCGCTGAGGCCCGCCTGGCCACGCTACGCCAGGAAATTGTCACGGGACGCGAGGCACTGACGCAGCTGGAACAGCGCCGGGCTGCGCTCACGGACATGCTCCTACGCATTGAGGGCGCCGTGCAGGTGCTCGAAGAAGTATTGGCCACGCGCGAACCAGCTGCCCCGTCTGCGGACGGAACACCAGAGGAGGACCCATGCCAGAACCCCAACGAGGCCGCGCCTACGAATTCTCGCTGAGCCTGGTGAGCGCGGCCACTGGCCAGCTCCTTGCCAGTCCCCCACTCGCCGCCGGGGATTTTCGCGTCGCCAAAGACCACGGCGCCTTGACCACCCTCGCGACCCTCCCCACCGTGGCGCCAGCGGGCTCCGCCATCGTGCGCGTGCAGCTCAGTGCCACCGAGATGACCGCGAACCAGGTGGACGTCTACGCGCACGATCCGGACGGCGTCTGGGAGGACGTGCACGTGCAGATCCAGCCGACCCTGACGCTCGGCAGTGATAGCCGCGTCCTCCTCTCTGCCGACCCGCAGCCCGCCCTGACGCTGGCGGTGGGCGCCATCACCGCGGCGCAGCTGGCGCTCGACGCCTGCCAGAAGGTGGCCGACATCCTGGCCAGACGCCACACCAGCGCGATCGAGGCCTCGCCGCACGGCGAGACGCTGGACGTGAATTCGCTCTACGGCGCGCTGGCGATGACGACCGGGCATAAGCGCGATACCACGACGCACGCGGACGCGCTCACGGTGTATCAGTCCAACGGCACGACGGAGCTCGCGCAGGTTCCGCTGCAGACGGACGCCCTCGCGGCGCCGATCGTCGAGGTGGGGTGACAGGCGCCTGGGAGAGCACCGTGGCCGAACCGACGTCTGCAGCCACACCAGCGCCGGCCGCGCCGCCGGCCGGCGCGGCGACAAAATGGTGGCAGTGGCTCATCGTCTATCCAGCACTCGGGACCAGCCTGTTTGCCGCGGTGCCACGGGTGTGGGAAGAATATAAGGCGCTACGCATGGGCGTGGCACGCGACCAGCTTCAGCTGGCGCAGGAGCAGCAGCGGCTCTGGCAAGCCAATTTGGAGTGTCTTCAGCAGGGGAGTAGCTACGAGGTGGATGGGCCGCATAACATTGTCGTGCGTGTGACCCTGTGCCAGCGCACGGGCGATACGCTGCTCCGGTATCACGTAGGCGACTGGAGCCCAATATATAGGTGGGTTTCACTTCCAGTGGAGAAGGTGAAGAAGCCGTGAGAGCCCTCCTGCTCCTCGTCCTCCTCCTCGCCGTCTGCGCCTGCGCTGGCCCCCGCGACTACGTCGTGCTCCTGCCGGGTGGCACCGCGCCGCTCACCATCACCACCGCGCAGGGGCTTTCCCTGACGCTCGACACCGTGTACCAGACGGCCACCGCGCGGCCGAGCGGCCGGCTCGAGGCCGGGATCACCACCGCCGAGATCGTGCAGGCGCGCTACGGCGCGGTGCTGCAAGCGACGCCGGAGGCGGGGCGGCTGTTTACGCTGCATTTCCAGACAGGTGGAACCACGCTCACGCCGGAGAGCCAGGCGGAGGTCCCGGGGCTGCTCGCCGAGGTCGTCCGGCGTGGCGCGGTCGAGCTCGAGATTACGGGCCACACCGATCAGCAGGGCAGTGATCAGGTCAACGATCCACTCTCCCTGGCCCGGGCAGAGGCGGTGCGCACACTGCTCGTCGCGCAGGGCCTGACGGCCACGTTCGTGCGCGTCGTGGGACGTGGGGCCAGGGCGCCGCTCGTCGACGCCCCGGGGGAGCCGAACGCCACGAATCGGCGTGTCGAGGTACTCATCCGTTAAGAGCTTGCCCCGGGCTGGACCCGTGGTCCTCGCGTCCCTCCCAGCAGGCGCACTCGCGCTCGCGCCGCGCCGTCAGGCCTCGGATGACGTGCCCGCCCGCCCGGTTCCACCGCCGCAGCTCGTCCGGCACGGCGTCCAGGTCCCCCGCATTCAGATGCGAAAGCAGCGTCGAGTGCCGCATGGCGGTGATCCCGACATTGAACACCCATGAGAGCAGCGCGTCCGCCTGGTGTGGTGCCAGCTCCACCTGCACGGCGTCTGTCAGTGCCCTTTCGCACGCGGCGAGGTCCTGCGCCAGGAGCTGGTCGATTTCGCGCGCCGTGAGCGCCCGCGCGCGGTAGGACACCGCCACGCCGGCGATGGACAGGACGCCGGTGCGCTGTTCGTCGGCCGTGAGCAGGTGACCACAGCCGACCGTCTCCAGCCCGGCGACGTCCAGGTACGGCGTGGCGCGCACGCCCTCGAGCGCCTGGAGCATGCGCCTGCCGTGCTCAGACATCTGCACCGGGCATCTCCTCCTCGTGCACACCCTCCTCCAGGACCTGGTCAATCAGCGTATCGATCCGCTCGCAGATCGCCTCCAGCGCGAGCTTGTGCGGCGAGAAGTCCACGCGCGCGCATTCCGCCTGGAGGGCGTCGGCGACGGCGCAGAGGGCAGAAAACAGCGTTTTCCTGGTCAATCTTGCCTCCTCCTTCCTCCTGGCGTATCCTGCCCTCACGTCGCTATGCATCAGCGACTCTTTCGTCGATCCCGCTGCGGGTGCAGGGTGGCCTGTGGCGGGTGGCGACGGCGCTAGCACACCCCGCCGTCGCGTTCGCGCTGCGGCGGCACCCGCCCGTCCACATCAGGCGCCACCGGCACCAGGCAATCCCCGCGCGCGTGCCACACCTGCACGCCCTGCGACAGCGCGCCGCGCCGGGCCTGCTCCGCCTCCCACACCGCCGCGGCGACCGCCAGGCGCTGCTCGCAGCCGTCCCAGCCGCAAATCACGTACACCGTCCTGCCAGCGGGCGTTTCTAGGGCGCTGTGCGCCTGGTCGAGCGGGTGCGCCTTCGTGGCGTGCGCCGCGGTCGAGCGGACGGCGCCTTCTAGCATGGCGTCTCCTCCTTTGGCGTCCACTGCGCCAGCACGGCCTGCGCGGCGGCGTCCCAGGCGCGGTGGATCTCTGGCGCGAGATGGCGCCAGGCCGGTTTCGTCCAGGTGTGATCCAACGTCGCGCAATACGCCTCGTAGGCGATCTGGCCTGGGGTGGGGGTGTCGCTCATGACGTCTCCTTCTGGCGCCAGAACGTGCGCCAGGCATAGGGCATGCAGTCCGCCGGGAGGACAGACACCATGGTCTCATCATAGGTTTCCATGAGCACGTCATGATGGGGGGCATAGGTGTCGTGTCTGAGTGCCCACCTGAATGCACGGACATGCTCTGCATCCGAAATTGGATAAAAGTGGGCTTCAAACGTCGCACGGTCGAGCACGCCATAGATCCCGTTCCAGGCTGGGGGCGTGGTGGTGTCAGGCATGGTCGTCCTCCTGCGTCGGGTGGGCCGGCATGGGGAAGTCCGGTGACGCGATCCACGCCGTAATCGCGGCCTCAGCGGCGGCGTCCCAGGCGCGGTGGATCTCTGGAAGCTGCGCAAAGTCTGGTGTGCCCCACGGGGCAAGCGGGACCATGATGGCCACATACGCCTCGTAGGCGATCTGGCCGGGGGTTGGGATCATGGGGTGTCCTCCGGGGCATGCCTCGGACAGTAATCCGTGTCCGGCTCCCGGTGCACCGCGTGCACCGCGCACACCGCCGCATCGCACGTGCGTTGGCGCGTCGCCTCCGGTCGCACCACCGCATCACACAGTACCAGCCGGAGTCCCTCCGCCTGGCCGGGAAGTCGCTGCCCCTCCTTCCTCTGACACACCACACAGCGCCGGGGTTCGGGCCGCCGGCCGCCGTGGCAGATGATGGTGACACCGCCATCAGGGTCCACACGTCGTTCACACCACATCAGGACCTCCCTTCGTCTGGCCCGTCCTCCCACAGCTCCCCCTGCACCGCCCGGTGCTCCCGTCGGTGCTCGCGCACGCACGCGTCGCACAGCGCCGCCGTCCACGTGCGGCCCTGCCAGACGCGCACGGTGGCGGGCTGCGTCCAGCACGCCGTACACACGGGCTGGTGGGGCGGCAGCGGCTCGTAGCGAAAGCGCGGCGTGGTGGTCATAACGGGGGCGTCTCCATCCGAATATACCGCACCGCTGCCGTGGGTTCCGCGTCGGCAAACCCTTCCTTGTGGAGATCACACATGAGGCTATAGCCGATATTGTGCAGGTTCTGCACCCACCACGTGGCCTGATTGAGGCAGGGGAGGTCCTCCCGCCACAGGGCCCAGCAGGTGCCGTGCCCCATCCGTGCAACTTCTTCGCTCTGCCACGGAATGATCCGGATGTCGCTCACGGCTCCTCCTCCCCCTCTTCATCCGCGAGGATCGCCCCCGTACACGAGCGTTCGCAGCCGTCCTCGCCGCAGTGCGGGCAGGGCGTGTCGTCGTCGTCCTCGTCCATGCCCGTCTCGTCTGGCGTCCAGCTCCAGTGCTCAGCCATCGTCCTCCCCTCCCGCTCGCATCCCCCCCTCGCCACGCGGCTGCCCTCTCGCCACAGCCAGCCGGGCCACCTCCTGGTGGCAGCGGTGGCAGTGGATGACCACCACGGCGGCGCCCAGGTACGTCAGATCGACGCCGGCAGCGCGGTGGCAGGACGGCGTCAGCCTGACCCCCTGTGCCCCCGCGCCTCTTCGTAGGCGCAGGACGTGGTCGAGGCCAGCCGTGGTCAGGCACCGCGTGCCACTCATGGCGCGGGGCCTCCCTCGTCAGCGCCGGGGGGCGTCAGCGCGGCGGGCGGCGCCGGGTGTGCCAGGGGCCGGGGCGGGGCAGGTCCTCCAGTCCCTGGAGGCCACGCGCCTGAAACCGCGCGACCCATTTGTAGACAAACCGGCGGCTGATCCCCACCGTCTGCGCCACCTCGGTGATCGGCACGCCGGCCTCCACCAGCAGGAGGATCCGTCCCCGCCGAGCCCGGGCCGCCGGGATGGTGTGCGCCCGCTGCCAGGCCTCGAGGGTCTGCCGCTCCGCTTGCGTGAGGCGGACCTTCAGGCGCGTGGTGCGTCCAGGGGGCATGCGTCGCTCCTTCTCGGGTGGCGCTGGGGGCGTCGGGTGGGTCATCGTCGTCACGCCCAAGGCGCGCCATCAGTCCACGCACCCCGGCAAGATTGAGGGCACATTGTGCCTGGTCCGGCACGGATGACGCCTGGGGGGGAAGGGAGACCGGAGCGGGCGTGGTGTTATTCCCCTGCCCACACAAGAGAGAAAAATGTTCCCGTACCACGGGAGAGGTAGGAGAGGGATCTGTTCTCTCTCTTTGAGTCTCTCCGGAAGTCTCTTCTTTCTCTGATTCATTATTACAAATGCCCGAAACGTCAACTTGCAAGTTCCCCGAAGGGATACTTGCAAGTTCCCCAAAGGTCAACTTGGAAATTCCTGGTTCCATAATGTTTTCAAAGTATTGCATCAAGATTTTGACATTGAGATGGATGTGCATCATGCGAAGATTGTGGAAGTGGAACCTCCGGATGGTAATGAACCCTTTCTCGACAAGGACGTCACTGGCACGATCGAATTGCTTCGGGCTCAGCCGACATTCCCCGTGCCAATCGGTGCGTTTTTTGACGAGCCACCAGCGCTCCTCTTTCCAGGCGGCGCAGCCCTGCACACACATGCGATGTGGGCCCCCTTTTTTGGGCGGCAAATGCCAATACATGATCTGGCTGAGCAAGAGGCCTGCGACGACATCGCCCCCAGCAAGATCGATATAGTGGCGCTTGCAGTCGATGGCATCGCGCGCCTTGCCTTCCCACTCGAGAAAGGCCGGAGGCAGCGCGGCACACGCGTCAGGGTTCATGGCTCGCCGCGTCCTTCTGGCCATGCGTGGGGATCGTCCACCAGGCGCCGGGATGCTCGGTAGACATCAAGCGCGCGAAATCAAGCGCGACGCAGAGCTTCCTGGTGGCTCCCTGCTGGACGCTGCCGTGCCAGAGCAAGCCTTTCTTGCACAGCCGCTCGAGCGCCTGGTCGAATTCCTCCGGCGTGATCCGGCACTCGTCCCACCAGTCGTCACGCGAGGTGATGAGCCACAACTTGCCATGATCCCAGCCCCCGTATCCCGACGTCACCAGGCGGCTTTTCCCGCTCGGTGCGTGCGGGAGATACCAGTCGAGAAGCGCACTGAGCAGCACCCCGGCGACCAGATCGCCCGCGAGATCGATGTAGAGCCGTTGCACCGTAATAGTGTCCCGCGATGCCATATCCCACGCCACAAACTTGTCCCAACCGTGGTACGTTGCTGCCTTGTCCACCGTGGTTCCTTCTCCGGATCGCTTCATGGGTGGGTGGCTCCTAGAGCCCATGGCTATCATGCAGGAGCTGGGCGTCTGCCATCAGCTTGTACATGCGCTCTTGCACTTCGTCTTCCGTATAGCCGGTTTTCGCGGCGATATGTCCGATGGGGATCAGTTGCGGTGGCCACCTATCGCACTCATCCGCATAGGCCAGCAGGATGAACTTGTCCTGTGGCTCGAGTCGCAACCGCCAGACTTGTACCATCATATCCAGGCTCATCCGTGTGTCTCCGTGTCGTGTGCTGTCTCACTGAAAAGCTCCGCCTGCCTCGCGCCCTCGCCCGCCTCCGCCTCGACCAGCCCCTTCAGCGTCCGTACGATCGCGCGCATCGCGGCCAGTTCGCGGAGCGCCGTGCGCTGCGCCATCGTCCCGTGCGCGGTCAGGCGCGCGTAGAGGCACACGCGCAGCGCCAGCTCGCGACGGGCGCAGGCAAGCTGGAGGCGCAGGGGGACGTCAGGCATGGCCATCACGCCTCCCGAACAACGGCAGTTGCCCCAAGGCCTCCTTGGTCAGGCGCCTCGTCTCGGCCGCATGGCGCTGGTGCAAGGCCATGTCGGTACGCAGGTGACAGCGGTTACACATCGCCTTGAGATGCTGTGGATCCGCGCACAGCGGTTCACACAGGCACAGGTGCGCGACGGTGAGCACCACCGTCCCTTTGGCATGGATGGCCCCCGTGCCGCCCACTTCGATGCAGCGCCGGGGTCCCGGATGCGTGCGGTGGAGTCCACATTCCCCGGTACACTCGCACTGCCCGGTCGCACGCAGGGTCCGGATGGCGAGCGAGACGTCTGGCCACTCGGGAGGATAGATGGGCTTCGGGCGTCTCACGGACTCTCCCTCCACTCGCTATGCCACGCACGGCAAAAGCCACAGAACCTCTCCGCGATGTCTGCCGGATGGCCACTCCCTAACCCGCAACACAGGCACACGATCGCCGCCTGCCCGCCGCGCATCCCCACCGTATACGTCTGGCACCCGGCGGCCACCAGCGCGGCCCGCCTGCGCTGCGCGTCCGCCCGCAGGCGCGTGGGGTCGTGCACGTCGGGCGGGAGCGCCCAGCGGCGCGGGGGTGGGGCGTCAGGCATGGGGGTGCTCCTCCTAGCCGGGGCTAAGCCCCCAGACTGTGCCACGGCATTCCACCTGGCCGGCGCCTGTCTTGAGACACCAGCGTTCAATAGCGTCGTCCGTTGCGCCTGCCAGCGGCCCCTTGGCCTGCCAGCGGCCAAACAGGGCCCACACTTCCCAATACTTCTCCTCATCGTCAGGGGCACTCCGCAAGCGCACAAATCCTGCGTCCCTCAGAATGGCGGCACGTGTCTCATACACCAGCAGATCGCTGTAATACCCCGCAATCCCATGCAGATAGATGTTGCTCACGGCCCGTCCTCCTCAGTGCGGCGCCCTTGAAGCGCGCCGGCGTCGTGGCGTCGTCAGCGCCAGCACGCGCGCGGACGGAGCGGGGGGAAGCGGGGGTAATGGGTCCATCGGTCCCGGATCACTTGTGGACGTCCGATCACGCGCGGCCTGCCACCGGTCCAGTTCCCCCTGATCGTAGAGCACCCGGTCCCCCAGTTTGCGAAAGCGTGGACCACCACCACGCACGCGCCAGTTCTCCAGCGTGCGCGGCGACAGGCGCAGATACGCCGCCGCTTCGGGGGTGGTGAGGAGATCAGACATGGGGCTGCTCCTGACCACCCTGCACACCCGCCTCATCGGTATAGAACGCGACGTCTTGCAGCGCGCTCGCCATCGCCGCCGCATGCTGTGCACAGGCGTGCAATGCTTCACTGAGGGTGGTATAGGTTGCGCACGCCGCGACGGGAGCATCGTCTTGCGGAAAAAACGTCATGACCGAGACCTCAAACACGCGGGCGAGCATGACCAGATCCTCAGCAGGAATACGGACAAGCCCTTTTTCCCACCGATAAATCTCTTGCTGAGAACGCCCGATGGCCTCCCCTAACCGCTGTTGTGTCCACTTCCGTTGGCGCCTCAGTGCGCGCACGCGTTGTCCTAACGTCTTCATATGCCCCTCATCAGATTTGATGTCTCTGTCACATATTTTCATCAAACCTGTTGTGAGTTGCAAGGAAAAAAGACGATTTATGCTTAAGTTTTGCCCATGTCACGCCGACACGTATTTTGCTGTTTTAACAACAATGTGGTTTATTTTTCCTATGAGCATCGCTGAGCGCATCCGTACACTTCGTCGGGCCAGGAAGCTGAGCCAGCGACAACTCGGGGCACGCATCGGACGTACCCAACAAGAGATCTATCGCTGGGAGAAGGGATTGGTGCGCGTGCACGCTGATGACGTGGGCTTGATGGCGGCTGCGTTAGATGTTCCTGTTAACGCATTTTATGATGACAAGGAATGCACCGGGGAACATGTGGATTGGGAATTACAGGCAGCAAGCAGTCACATGCCACAGCAAGACCGGAAAAAATTGATTGATTTCCTTTCGACTGCCTATGGTCCCAGCCAGTAACGTGTGCCTGGACATCGCAGTGCGAGCCTACCCACCCAGCGCACGCTCCAGCGCCTCTCCGACCAACCGCGCCGCCTGCGCCACAGGATCCGGTGCCAGATGCGCGTAGCGCTGCGTCGTCTGCGTATCGGCATGCCCGAGCAACCGCCCGACCACCTGCAGGGACAGGCCCAACGTCGCCCCGAACGACGCGAATGTATGCCGCAGATCGTGCAGGCGCAGGTTCTCAAGCTCGGCAGCCGTACAGAGGCGCTGCCACTGTCTGAGAGGATGGGCACGCGGCTGACCACGCAGACCCGGCAAGACCAGACCGGACGCACGCGGCTCCAGCCCCTGGAGCACGCCCAGGGCTCCGGGAGACAGGTAGAGCGTTTTTGCGCCGGTTTTCGACTCGGGCAGTCGGGCCGACGCGCGTGGCCAGTCAATCCACTCCCACCTCAGCGTGCGGATTTCTCCCCAACGTGCCCCGGTCAGGAGCAGCAGCCGGACCAGCGCCACCGTCCAGCCCGACGCCAGGCCTTCAGCATCGGCACGCGCCAGCACCGCCCCGAGGCGCGCCAGTTCGGTGGGCGTCAAATACCGCTCGCGCTTCACTTCCCGGAAGCGCGAGATACGCCGGGCCGGATTGGAGCCCTCCGGACGCAGCCCCCACGCTTCGGCCACCTCAAACAGGGTGCCACAGAGGGCCAGCACGCGGTTGGCCTGTGTCGGCGTGGCGGTGAGCCGACTGTGCAGCGCCTGGACGTCCGTACGTGTGACCGCCGTGAGCGGCCGCGTGCCGAGCGCCGGGAGGACATGGCGCGTGAGTGTACCCTGGTAATTGTGCACGGTTTGGGGACGCAGACGCTGTGCCTGCGTCTCCAGCCACCGGCTGGCGAACTCCGCCACGGTGGCCTCTATCCGTGCGGTTTTTTTCTCCTGGGCCGGATCGCCACCGGCGCGAACCCGTGCCAGGTAGGTCTGGGCCATGGCCCGAGCCTGCTCGGGTGTCAGCACCCCGTGTGGCCCGAGGGCGAGGCGACGGGTGCGTCCAGAGCCCACGGCACGGTACTGGATGAGGTAACTCTTGCGGCCACTGGCGTAGACACGCACACCGAAGCCCGGGACCTCCGGTTCCCAGACAAAGTAGTCGGAGGCCTGGGACGCGAGTTGATCGACGAGGCGCTTGGTAAGTTTTGGCATAGGCCCTCCCGGTTCTGCAGAGGAAGCATAGCACAGCCACGGAAGCATGGCGGAAGCAGGCTACAGTGAATCACAGAGTATCACAGAGTAGTACAGAGTACAAAAGGCGTGTTGAAGAGGTAGGGAAAAGAGTAGCTTAGCGTAGGATCGTGCACCAGGGAGTACTACAGCGTACACAGGGAGAGGTGTTATGGAGACAGTTGGATTCTAGGAGAAGTTTGTGCAGGAATGTGCAGGTATATCACGACAATGACGCGTATGGACCTCTCCTCCTCTGTCGTCTGCGGAAGCATAGCGGAAGCGCCGCGTCACCGAGATGGCTGGTCAGGAGGGTGAGGAGTGGCGTCTATCGGTACCCACAGGCCTGCAAGAACTCCCGTTCAATATCCGTCCCAGAGATACGAGCCGTCACGAGCTCTTTCTCCGTATATATTTTGAAATGCGGCATGTGTCCTTGCGCATCGAAGTAGGTGACAAAGGGTTGTGCACCGACATAGCCGCCAAACGCGTTCTTGGCATTGACCGTCCCACAGACCAGCGAACCCCAGGGGAGTGCGGTGAACGCCACTTTACGCGAGTCTGGGTCTTTGAGCATGCGCACCAGCATGGTATCAATGCGTGCCTGATAATCCCCCGGACGCTTGATCTGTTTCAGCCCTGCGAGCACCATCTCCAGCGCTTCACGGCGGGATTGTTCGGCGCTTTTCTGCTCGACGAGCACCGCTGCCTGCTGCGCCGCTCGTTCCTGCTCACGCATGGCATTCCAGCGCTGTTCGCTTTCCTGGGTCGCGACCTGGCGCGCTTGCATGTCTGCCTTGCGCTTGTCTTCCGCTGCTTTCTCCCGTGCTTCGTGGACAGCGTGTTGCTGGCGGACAGCATCCGCGGCTGGGCTTTCACGCGTGACCTGTGCGAGGACGGTACTGAGGTTGTCGGTATTGTCGAGCAGAACATCTGCCAGAAGAGCCTGGGCGTCGGCCTGGCGTACATAGACGCCGACCGTTTTCCCGAGACAGACGACGCGCAATTCTTCGGCACTGATCGCCCACCGACGATTGATGACAGGGCGGACCAGTACCGTCTTGCCTTCCGTCTCAACCTGCAGTGTCTCGTGATCGAGCACGTTGGTCACTTTCCCAAGGAACATCTGACGCGGTTGTGAGGTGACGGGAAGCCGCTGGCCTGTCCTGACCATCTCACAGGTCATCTTACCATTGAGAACGCGGCATTCTTGGACATCTGCACTGGCCACGCCTGCCAGGCTCAGGGCCAGCGTCAACGTAATGGTCGCGAGGGGGGTACGCATACATCGTTCTTTCGTGTGTAGAAGTGGGTGTGATGGGTCTCTAGGGTCTCGTATCGGCACCTTTCTTCCAACGCGTTATCAGCCAAACCCTGATGTGCCTGTCCGTCTTTCCCTGACACGCGCGCTGGCGGCGCTGGTGTGGGGCGACGCGTCCATGCGCGTTTTTACATGTAGTGTTAAGGTGTAAAACTTCCGTATGACACACCGCTGGCGCTAGGGCGTGGTATCCACCGATGGCTATCCATGGCGGGCTATCCACACACGGCTATCCATGGGCAGGTATCCACACACGGCTATCCGTTGAAGCTGATGTCGGTTCAAGTGATGTGGCGTTATCCATGGAAATAATCACGCGAAGGGTACAGCCCTCTCCCGAGAGGAGAGGGCTACGTGTGTGAGTGGTTACGCCGCCTCGGGGAAGGGATCCTCCTCTGCGGCCTGCGCCTGCTTGTCCGCCACCGCCGCCAGATGTGCGACCGCCTCGCACAGTGCCGGCAGGTGCGCCGTCTCGAAGCGCACGCTAAAGCCGGTGCCGGTGCTGGTGAGGGCGCCGCAGAGCAGCACACTCACGGCGTCGGGGTGCGTGACGACCTGCAGGTGTTCGCGCGCGTCGGGGTAGTACGTCGTATCCGTCCAGGTTCTCATCGTGAGTCTCCTATGCTATGGAAAGGGGGAGCAGCGCGCTCCCCGCATGGTTATTTCGCCGGGTATCTCCAGGTGCAATACGATTGGTCGGCCATGCGTTTCGTGCAGTACCAGGTCCCTGGCGCCTTCGTCGACTCCTTGCCAGGCCCGTGATGGGGGCACGTCGGCGTCCCCTGCGCCTGCCCCTGCGCGGGCGTCCCTTCCGGCGCGCGGGCGGCGGGCGGATCGAAGAGCGCGTGCACGGCGTCGAAGTGGATCTTGAACTCCTCCAGCGTCTGGCCACGCGCGGTGAGCTGCGTGTCGATCCCCCGCACGGTGCCACGCAAGCAGGCCGAAAAGAGGGCTTCGGGGCAGGTGTTGTCAGCGGCCGCTGGGGTGGACCTTCCCTCGCCAAGGGGGAGGGTGCGGTGGAGCACCTCGCCCGCGCGTTTGTAGAGTTGGACCGCCAGCTTATGCTTGCAGTACCCCTGCGGCGCTCTGGGCGCATCGAGACACGTACAATTGCCGTTCACCCGGTACCACGTCTGCCCATCGCTGGAGAGCACTTGCGCGTGGCGGCCGTCCTCGCCCAGCCAGACGTGCCGATGCAGCACCAGGGCCGTGGCCCGCTCCAGATGCCCATGCAGGCTCTTGTCGAGCTTCGCGTGCGCCAGCTCGGACACGTACAGCACGGCATCGCGAAAGGTGGTGAGTCTTTCCTCTCCGAGTGTCAGGTCCATTACCGCAACTCCTCCAGCGCCACGAGCACCAGGCGGTGCATCTCCGAGCCCTCGAGAATGCCATAGTCGGCCAACGTCCACGGTCGCCCTTCATCCTGCTTGAGTGTAATCGACTCCGCCACAAACCGCGCTTTGCGTGCCGGCGTGAGCGCCTGCGAGCGGTGGTACGCGGCGCGGTGCAGGCGCTTGTGGAACGTTGGGGTATCCGTTATGCTTGCCATCGTTCTTTTCCTTTTACGGGGTGAGGAACCGAGAAGGCGCTGCGCAACTTTCCACGGGAACGCAGCGCCTTTTTGCTTGCCGAGTGCGTCTCAGCATCTACTAATAGTATACCCAACTAGTTTGTATTATCAAGTACAATGTACAAAAAAGTTGAGAAATTGTTACTGCTCAGCTACACTTTCTCAGAAGCGAAAAACGTATCTTTCTGAGGGAGACCAGCCGTGCCGGAACCGATTATTGGAGAGCGGATGCGTACGCTCCGCCAACGTCAAAACATCTCGCAAGCGGACCTGGCGCGTGCGCTTGGTGCGTCTATCAATGCGATTAACATGATCGAATGCGGTCAGGTCAAAGCGCCACATATTGAGCGTCTCATGGCGATGGCGGACTTGTTTGACGTCTCCCTGGATTATCTCGTCGGCCTCACGGATGATCCGACCCCGGTTGCGCGGCGCCGGACACCGGCTGGAGGCAGTGACCAGGGGCTCACCGTCGTTCCTACAGTCCTCCGCCATCAAGCCATGCCGCTCGTCTTTGGGCGCTGGAAGGACAAGGTTCCCCCAGATTTTGACGCCCATTTTGACGAGCTCGACGAAGAGATCATCCGCCTGTTTGAGGGCGAGGACGAGGCGGATGCATCTGCTCGATAGTCACATCCTCCTGTGGATGCTCACCGATGACCAGCGGCTGAAGGCGTCTATCCGTGCCGCGCTCGTCCAGGCCGCCCCGCAGGTTTTTGTGAGTGCCGCGAGCGTCTGGGAGTTGAGCATCAAGCACGCGCTCGGGAAGTTACCCATGCCCGAGGACCTCGTCCAGGCGACGCTCGCGAGCGGGTTGCAGCCCCTGCCCATCACTATGCTGCACGCGCTCGCCGCTGGCGCCTTGCCGCCGCACCACCGCGATCCGTTCGACCGCATGCTCGTGGCGCAGGCGCAGATCGAGGGGTTGACGCTCGTGACGCACGATGCGCGTATGCGGCCTTATGACGTGGCGGTGCTGTGGGCGTAGGAGAGGAGGAGGAGAGATGCGATGGAGCTGAGCACCGACCCGATTCTGATAGGATCCATACTTCTCTACTTCCTCCCGGTTATTATCGCGGCGGTTCGGAACCACCACAACGGCTGGTCTATCCTGGTGGTCAATCTGTTCCTGGGTTGGACCATTGTGGGCTGGGTTGTCGCGCTGGCCTGGGCAGTCAGTGCCCTATCCCCCACGAAGCCTACCGCAGGAGACCAAGGGCTGTGAAGATGGATCACACCCTTTGCCCCATGCGCGATTGGGCGAAGCGCCAACCCGAAGGCGCCTCCCTTCGTTGGTGCGGCGCCTGCTCGCGGCGGAGCAGAGGCGGCGGGAGGGACGGGCGAAGGAGGCCAGCACATGACCGGCGAGCCATGCCCCGACACCCCCTGCGAACTCTGCGGCGACGTGACGCCTGGCGCGGCGCTGGTCGAGGACCCCGACCGCGGCTGGGACGCGCTGTGCCCCGCGTGCTGGCAGCTGCAACAGCCGCCAGAGCCGCCACTGCTGTGGTCACGACGGACGCGGTCACGTCCACCGTGGCGCCCTGGTCTGGGGCGGCCGCGGCGCGGGCCGGGGCGCCCGGAGCGCGACGAGGAGGCGTGGTGAGGGCGGGGCAGCACGACGTGTGCGCCGGCGTGCTGCTGGCGCTGCTGTGCGTGGCGATGCTCGTCGGGGGGTACGGGGTGTTGCGGCTGATGGTGCGCTAGGGAAGGCCCCTGTCACAAGAACGCTTGACTATGTTAATTTTTTACTCCATACTAGATGGAGTGATTTTTTAACATAGGAGTGTCTATGTACGACATGGTCCCGACTCTGATCTATCGTGAACCTCATGCTGTTCACCGTCGCCTGGCAGAATTAGGCCTAACACTCGAAGGGCTGAACAAAGCGCGGCACGTCGCCCTTGGGGCGAGCACCGACGCGACTGACTTCCATCCGGCCAATGCTCCTGGCATGTTCGCCTACCTGCACGGCACATGGGCACTGCGGAACGAATTTTGCGGTGAGGTCTGGCAAAAAGATACGGAACATGGCGTTGAGGCAATCCGCAACGATGCCGCGAAAGTCAAGGTGATGTTTGCGAATGTGGATATCGCCTGTAACGATGAGCAGCCACCCAAGCCGCGCTCGCGCAAAGGGGCGGGGTCTGAAAGAGCATGCCAGTGTAATCTCTTTGGTCTGCTGCCGCAGTATGCCCCGCAGCAACATGACATCTGGGCGACGTACTACTTGATGATGGATGCAGATGGTGTTGCAGAATTAACGCGTCCCATCATCAAAGGCAATACCTTCAGCTCCTATGTGGAACGTATCTATCTTCCCAAGCCTGACGAGATGGATGTGACTGACGGGAACACCGAGCATGATGTGGTGGAGATGGATCCTGTCGTCGTGCGGAAATAACAGGGGGCGCGCATGTTCAATGCGAAGCGCTTGTGTCTCGCCAGACAGCGACGACGATTGACGGCAAAAGCCCTTGCTGAAGCTGCTGGGCTCTCGCACGTCACGATCTCACGATTAGAAAATGGGGAAAACACGCCAGATGAGGATACCGTCGCCAAATTGGCGAACGCTATGGGCTACCCTCGCACGTTTTTCTTTCAAGAAGATCCCGAGTCGATCGATGTCCGTGCGGTGAGTTTCCGCAGCCTGTCAAAAATGAGCGCGAAAGAACGCGATGCCGCTCTCGCCTCTGGGCTTCTTGGGTTAGAAGTGGCGGCGTGGCTTGAAGAACGCTTCTGTTTACCCACGCCTGATCTCCTCGATTTGAGTTATGAGACGGACCCCGAGATCGCTGCACGGACACTGAGGCAGCACTGGGCCATAGGAGAAAAACCTATCGGCCATATCATTTCCTTCCTGGAAGCGAAGGGCGTGCGCGTGTTTTCGCTCGCAGAAAATACCGCCGATGTTGATGCCTATTCCTTCTGGAGAGACGATAAGCCTTATATGTTTCTGAATAATTTCAAAACGCCAGAACGTAGTGTCATGGACGCAGCACATGAACTTGGCCATCTCGTGCTGCATAAACATAGTGGAACACAGCCGGAGACGGACCTCAGTCGTGCGGCTGAGCGTGAAGCCGATCAATTTGCCTCTGCCTTTTTAATGCCCCAGCACGATCTGAAAGCGCAGATGCCTCGCCGGGTGACTATGGCAAAGATTCTTCAGGCGAAAGCCCGATGGCGCGTCTCTGCGCTGGCCCTGGCCTATCGGCTCCATACGATAGGTCATCTGACCGATTGGCAATACAAATCCGTCTGTATAGAGCTAGGGAGGCGTGGGTTTCGCACAGGAGAACCAGGTGGGATGGCGCGAGAGACTTCTGCAGTGTGGCCGAAGGTGCTAACACAGTTGTGGGTTGAGCGTACCACCAAAGCAGGAATGGCTGAAAGCTTACATCTACCGCTGGATGAACTCGAGAGTTTAATATGGGGACTCACCGACACTCACCAGCCAAGTGAGAACAAGTGCCGTGTGCTGTCTCTTCTGAAATAGAGCCGTCTCTTTCTCCCCCGCCCCCCGCGCCGCACGCGCGAAACGTCCGCCGCTGGGCGCGTGCCCTTGACACCCCGCGCTGCGCTTGGCATGCTCCTGCGTGAGGAGGATGGCCATGCCCAAGCCCGCACCGAGCGCCTTATTTCCCACAATTTCCCATCCTAAAAAAAGAGCCTTCTTGCTCGCCTATGCGGAGCAGGGCAAACTCCGCTCGGCCTGTGTCTCTGCCGCCATTGATCACAAATTGCACTACTACTGGAAGCGTACTGATCCGGATTACGCCGCCGCCTATGCCGAGGCGCAACAGATGGCGGGCGAACTCCTCGAAGAGGAAGCGATGCGGCGCGCACTCGGCTGGGAAGAGACGCACTACACGGCCCAAGGCATGCCCTATGAGGTGACCAAACACAGCGATACGCTCCTGATCTTTCTCCTCAAGGGCGCCATGCCGAAGAAGTACGGCGACAAGGTGACCCATACCGGCAAAGACGGCGGTCCCATCGACGTGCGCGGCCTGGCCGATCTCCTCACCCACGCCAGAAACGGCAGCCATGCCGACGACTAAACCCAGGCTCCAGCCGTCGCCCCTCGCCGCGTACCTGGAGCTCCGCACGCTCTGGCGCGACGCGCCCCTGCTCTACGTGCGCCAGCGCTTCGGGGTCGAACCGTCCTCGCAGCAGCGCCAGATTCTCGACGCGATCCTGCCCCCAGGCGCGAAAGTGTCCGTCCGCTCCGGCCATCTCACCGGCAAATCGAGCAGTGCCTCGTGGATCATTTACTGGTTCCTTGAAACCCACGACTATGCCAAAATCCCCTGCACCGCCCCCACCGCGCATCAACTCGCCGACGTGCTCTGGGGTGAGCTCCGCAAGTGGCAACGCGCCGCCGATGACGCCAGCGCCCGCCGGGGTGATCCGCCGTATCTGTGGCTCTCGAACCTCTTTACCCTCAAGATGGATAGCCTCTATGACCCTGGCGCGCGCGATTGGGCCGCCCTCGCTCGCACCGCCCGTCCCGAAAACCCCGACGCCCTGCAGGGCTTTCACGCCGAGCATCTCCTCTACGTGCTCGATGAAGCCTCGGGCATCCCGGAAGCCATCTTCGAGGTCGCGGAAGGCGCGATCGCTGGCAAGCACAACCGCCTCCTCATGCTCGGCAACCCCACCAAAACCAGCGGCACGTTCTACCAGTCGCACCATAAAGACCGTGGCGCGTATACGACGATTCATCTCCGCTCTGCAGAGAGTACCCTCCCGACTGCGGACCCGGACTACCGCAACCGCCTGGTCCGGAAGTGGGGCGAAGACTCGAACGTCGTCCGCGTGCGTGCCGACGGCGAGTTTCCCAAGCAAGAAGATGACATCCTCATCGCGCTCGAACTCACCGAACCCTGCACGACCCGGGAGCAGGTCGCCGGCGTCGGGCCGCGCAAGCTCGGGGTGGATGTGGCGCGGTTCGGCGCGGACCGCACCGCCCTGGTGCTGCGTCAGGGCCGCGTGGTCGACCACATCGCCATCTATGCGCGGCAAGACACCATGGTCACCGTGGGGCGCGTCGTGTCCGTGCTGGATGCCTGGCAGGTGGACGAAATCGACGTGGACGTGATCGGCCTGGGCGCGGGCGTGTATGATCGGTTGGCAGAGCTGAAAGCGCAGGGGAAGATCGCCGCACGCGTCGTTGCCGTGAACGTCTCCAACGACCCGCCGGTGCAGCCGCGCAAGGGGGAGCCGCGCCCGCGCCTCATGCGTGACTACCTGTGGCTGGAGATGGCGCGCTGGTTGCGTGAAGAGGAACCGGTCTTTCGTGCGGACGAGCGCGAGGCCTGCGAGGACCTGGCGGGCGAGCTCGCCAGCGTACGCTACCGCCTCGATAGCGAAGGGTGTATAGTGGTCGAGGACAAGGACGGCATGAAACGGCGCCTGGGGCATAGTCCGGATCTCGCCGATGGGCTGGGCTGTACGTTTGTCCCGGGCGAGACGGGACGCCGCATACGCGCCTGGTGAGGAGAGACGATGTTTTCACCACAGACAGCCGCAGAGTTTGACGCCTGGCTGGCGCTCAATCGCTACCCTTACGGCAAACGGTTGGCGGACGGGCGAATTATCACGGTCAACCCGATGGCGTTCCATACCAGGCTCCAGGTGAGCCAGGCCGGAGACTATTTCGGCTATGCGCAAGGCTGGGACTATCCCGGCACACACCGGGCCATCCTTGCCGCTGTGGGGTGGGATGGTGCCGGCGATCCCCCGGACGGCTGGGAACGGCATATCCCCTCGAACCGTTACCGGCCTGACGGTGACCCAGCGCGCGAGTGTCTCTGGCTTGACGATATCGCGGTTGATCCGGTCACCCTAGAGCCCATTGACCAGAGGTAAGGGAAAGAGACCATGTCCGAGACCAACGGCCACACCCTCACCCCCGACGCCCCCGGTCTCCTGCGCCAGTTCGCCGCCGCCACGGCGCGCACGCTGCGCGAGGCCTTCACCCCGTGGCAACTCGCACCACGCCGTAACCTGGCGCATATCCTGGGCTACAAGCCCGAGCTGGAGTACGCCGACTATAAAGCGTGCTACGAACGGCGCGACCTGGCGCATCGCCTGATCCGCGCCTACCCGGAGGCGACGTGGAGCCAGCCGCCGACCGTGCAGGAAGACGACCAGGACGACGTCGAGACACCCTTCGAAGTCGCCTGGCTCTCTCTCGTCATGCGTCTGGGCGTCTACGCCAGGCTGGTGCGCACGGACGTGCTCGCCAACCTGGGCCAGTACAGCGTGCTGCTCATCGGCCTGCGCGGGCAGCCCGACCTGGCAGCGCCGGCCAGGCCGGTGCGCAGTCCGGACGACGTGCTCTTTCTGGCGCCCTACAGCGAGGAGTTTGCGGAGATTGAGGCCTTCGAGACCAACCCCGCCTCCCCGCTCTTTGGGCAGCCGTCTCTGTACAAGATCAATTTCAACCGCCAGACCACGTCTTCCTCCCGCACACTCCCGCGTAAGATCGGGTTCGTGCACGCCAGCCGCGTGCTGCACGTGGCGGAAGATTGCCTCGACGATGACGTGTACGGCATTCCACGGCTCAAGCCGGTGTTTGACCGCCTGGAGGACCTGCTCAAGGTCGTCGGGGGCAGTGCGGAGTTCTTCTGGCGCGGCGCGAGTCGCTTGATCGGGCTTGAGGGCCGTGACGACTATCAACTCCAGGCGGGGGACGAGGAGGTCTTCAAGCAGGCCATCGAGGAGTTTCAGTATCGCTTGAAGGACTATATCCGCGTCGAAGGCGCCACGATCAAAGAACTCAGCGGCCAGGCGGCGAGCCCGCGCGATCATTTTGACGTGCTGATCGACCTGATCGCGGGCACGACGGGCATTCCCAAGCGCATCCTGACGGGTTCAGAGCGTGGGGAGCTCGCCAGTACACAAGACCAGGAAGCGTGGCTGCAGCGTATCTCGCGCCGTCAGACGACGTTTGCGGAACAGAGCCTGCTCCGGCCGCTGATTGACCGGCTGCTGCTGCTGGGGGCCCTCCCTGCGCCGGCGCAGCCGTACACGGTCGTGTGGGAGAACCTCTTTGCCCTTTCAACGGCCAAACAAGCCGAGGTGGCGCAGCACGTCGCGACCGCGCTCAATCAATACGCTGGGCAGGGGATGGCGTCCACGGTGGTGCCAGAACCCGAATTTCGCAACGTGTATCTGGGCTTGCCGCCAGAGTCAGACTATGCCCTCCCGGACGCCCTGCCGGATGACGAGGACCTCTAGCCTATGCCCCTCACTATCCTCGTCGCCGCGCGCCCCGCGCAACGCCGCTTCGTCGACACCCCATCGCGCGTCGAAGCGTGGCAGCTCCTGCACCGCGAAGCCGACCGCGCCTACCCGCAGCTCCGGACCGTCTGGGCGACCGTGTTCGCCGATTACCGCGCCGACCTCGACACGGACGCCATGCGCGCCGCGCTGCGCAGCGGGAATCTCCTGGACGTCGAGCGCCTCATCGCGCCGGCCTGGCGCACGGTCAGTGACGCGGTGCGGCTGCCGCTCGAACTCCTCTTGCGCGAGACGGCAAGCCGCGGCGCGGAGGCGGTGCTCCCAGCCACGGAAGCCACACTAGGGGCCCAGGTCTCGGTGCAGTTCGGGCGGGTCGTCCCCGAAGCCCTTACGGCTATCGAGACCTACGCGGGCACACAGATCCAGGGCATTGGCGACACGACGCTGCGGAACGTGCGCGCGGTCATTCGGAGCGGGTTCGAGGACGGCCGCAGTATGACCCAGATGATGCGCGATCTCGAATCCTTCGTCGGCCTGACGCCGCGCCAGACGGAGGCCCTAGAGGCCCTACGCCAGCGCCTGCTGGACGCCGGCAAGACACGAGCGCAGGCGCAGCAAGCCGTGGACCGGGCGGCGAGGCGGGCGCTGCAGCTGCGGGTGGAGAACATTGCACGGACGGAAAGCATCTGGGCGAGCCTCGAAGGCCAGGCCCAACTCTGGCAGGACGCCGCGCGGCAAGGCACGCTCGATCCGGCGCGCTTTCGGAGGACCTGGCTGGTCACGCCGGACGATCGGCTCTGTCAGACCACCTGTGCGCCGATTCCCGGGATGAACCCAAACGGTGTCGGGTTGTACGAGCCGTTTCAGACGCCGGTCGGGCCGGTCATGCATCCACCCGCGCACCCGATGTGCCGGTGTGCCGTGAATGGGAGGGTGAGCGATGCCTGAACGTTCGGCGACCGCGCTGCTTGGGATCCTCCAGCGCCATGGCGTCACACGCGACGTCCTCGAAGTGTGGGTGCACTTTTGCGAAGCGCGCAAGACAGGCGTCGTCACGTACCATCATGTCAACGGGAAGGTCGAGATGGTCGAGGTGTCGCACAAGAGCCGGGTGAGCGAGACGGGCAATGGGCTTGACAAAGACGTAGCACTCTGACGATACTGTAGCATCGATTGCTGGTGCGTCCAGCACCAAGCGGGCCAATCTACAGGAAGCCCCATGGAGAGAGGTGTCCCTCTCTGCTATGGGGCTTTTTTTGTTGGAGCACGTGATGCCACGCACGACACGGCGCCTCACCATCCAGACCGCCCTCACCGTTCCCCCCGCGCGTCTCACCCTGAACAACCGAGAATACCTCACTGCCCCCGCTGTGCTGATTGTGGAAGGCGTGTTGAACGGATCATACATTCCCGGCAGCGAACTCGTTGCGCCTGACTGGAACAACGTCCCCGTCGTTATCAATCATCCGCTCGATGCGCAGGGCGTGCCTATGAGCGCGCGTACCCCCGAGGTCCTCGCCGCCTCCGGCGTCGGGCATCTCTACCATGCCCGGTTGGGCACGGGGCAGCGCCAGGGGCATACGGTCACCAGCTTGCAAGCCGAACTCTGGCTCGATGTGGCCCAGGTGCAGACGGTCGGCGGCGAAGCGGTGCAGGCCATGACGATGCTCGAAGCGCAGACGCCCCTCGAGCTCTCCACCGGCTTTTACTCCTACGCCGAAGAGACCAGCGGCGCCTTCTACGGTGTGCCCTATAGCGAAGTGCATCACGATCTCCGGCCTGATCATCTCGCCCTCTTACCAAACGGCATCGGCGCCTGCGACTGGCAGAGCGGCTGCGGTTCGCCGCGCCTCAACCAGCAGTGCACCTGCCATCAGGAGACGCCTATGGATCATGCTCAGGCGCGCGGCTGGCGCGGCTTTGTGCACACCCTCAAAACCTTTGTGCAGCAGGAAGAGGCCGGGAGAGAGCCGGGTCCGCCGGTCGTCTTTGTCAATGGCTACTACGTGGGCGATGGCACACAGGAGCAGGTCTGTGCGCTGGCGCGGCAACTGCCGACACCCCCTGTGCGCACGAACCAGACCGACGCCGACACCCGCGAGGCGCTCTACGGTGCCCTGGCGCGGGAGATGGGTATCGATTTCACCCCGATCTTCATAGATGCGGTCGACATGGCCAATCAGACCTTCACGTACCGGCAGGGCGAGCGCCTCATGCAGCGGTCCTGGACGCTCGAAGATGGCCAGATTGCCCTCACCGACGGCGCGCAGGACGTGCAGCGCCAGACGACGTACGTGCCCGTCACCCAAGCAAAGGAGGACCCCCCTATGGCCACTGAGGCGGTAAAAACCCGCGTCACAGCGCTCATTACAAACACCGCCACGGCTTGGCAGGAAGCCGACCGCCCACAGCTTGAGGCGATGAGCGAAGCGCAACTGGAACGCTTAGAACCCAATACGGACGCGCTCGCGGCACTGCAGGCGCAAGAAACGCGCAAGGCGGCGGTGATTGCGGCGCTGGTGGCGAACACCTGGTGTCGGCTGAGCGAGTCCACCCTGAAGAGCATGGCGCTCCAGGAGCTGGAGGACCTCACGGCGATGGGCGCGCAGCAGGACCCCTCCTACGCCGGGCAGGGCTTGCCCGCCAGTCCGCAGCAGACCGAGAAGCTTGAGGACTGGAAGCCCCTCTCCATTCTGACCAGGCAGGTCGAGGCCAAGAGCGCGTAGGCTGGCAGTATTCTCTTGCAACGAAAGGGGGTTGGCATGCCCAACCAGCAAATAATGCGTTGGGGGCCGTGTAATCAGGCGCACGCGACCGCGCAGGCGCTCATCACGCCTGGGGATCTCATCGAGATGATTGCCACGCCTGGCGCGGACAATGGCAAAGTCCGGCCCCATGGCACGGCTGCCGGGCGTGCCGCGCCGCTCTTTGCGGACGGCAACTGGCAGTTTGGGAAGTGCATCGACGACGTGTACCCCATTGGCGACACGGTGTTCACCCTCGCGCCCAGTCAGGGCGCGCGCATCTTCGCGCGCTGTGCGACGGGCACGGCGATTCCCGTGGGGACGCCCCTGGAATCAGCGGGCAATGGCCTCTTGCGCGCGGCCACGACGGGACCGATCGTCGCCGAAGCGTGGGAAGCGGAACTCGCGTCGGGTGATCCGTCGCCCGGACGTCTCGTGGTGCGCATCGTCGCGCAATAAGGAGCCCCTCACTATGCCAGTCGCCCTTGAAACTCAGGCCCTGCGCGGGGGGCCGCTGCCGTCGATGCTCTCGTATGAGGGGATCGCGCGCTTGCGGCTCGAGGCCATCCAGCAATCCCAGCAGCGCTATCAGCTCCAGACCAATGCCACGACGCTCATGAAGGACCAGTGGTTGCTGATTGACACGCTCCTCTTGCGCGTCGCGGACCAGTATATGGCGGGTGTCCTCGATCTCACCAGTCGCGGACTCACGCAGACCATTCCGAACCTCGGCGTCGCGGCGTCCATGTACCAGACCGTCACGCGGATGGACCCGGCCTTAACCGACATGCGCATGAGCGCGGCTGGCAATAACCAGCGCTTGAGCCTCGCCCCGCATCTGGTCCCCCTGCCCTTTGCCTACGAAGATTGGGAGTTCGATCTGACGGAAGTGGAAGCGATGCAGCGCAACGGCGGCACGCTCGACACGGCCTATGCCGAAGAGGCCATGCGGAGTGTGGATGAGAAGTTTGAGGACTGGCTCTTTAATGGCGCCCCCGATCATGTCTATGATGGGCTGACCATTTACGGCTACCGCACGCATCCCCAGCGGATCACGGGCTCCGGCGCCACGTGGACCGATCCCGACAATATCTATCCAACCATTCTCGCTATGATCAACGCCCTCATCGGCATCCAGCGTCCTGGGCCCTACGCGCTGTATATGAACGTCCTCCAGTATGGCCAGATGTTTGCGATGGAAGGGGTGGACCGGGCCTGGAATATGTTTCGGCGTATTCAAGAGTCCTTCCCCCAGATCGTCTCGATCAAGCCGATTTACGCCATGCCAGCGGGCCAACTCGTGCTCGTGGAGCTGCAACGTCGCACGATTGATCTGGCGATCAAGATGGACCCGGCCAATGTGCCCTGGGATATTATGGGCGGCCTGGCGCAACATGTACGGGTCATTGGCTCGATTGTGCCGCGCATCAAAGTGGATGGCAGCGATAAGGTGGGCGTCGTGCATTATTCGGGTGTCGCATAGACGCGCCAGCAGAGGGGAGTCGTATGGCTGAGCAGTATCGTCTCAAAACCGATTTTTCGCGTCTTGAACGCGATGAGAAAGATCGACTGCGTGGCAAGCAATACGCCGCGGGCGATCTCATCGAGCCGACCCCGGAAGAACTGCGCGCGTTTCCCGACAAGTTCGAGGCCCTCACGGGAACGCCAGCGCCGGCGACACCACCGCCGGTGACACCGCCTGTCGAGCCACCGCCGGAAGAACCGACGCCGCGCAGTCGCCGGTAGGAGGTCCTGTGCCGCCACGCACCACGGTCGAGGAGGTCCGTCTCATTTGTCCCACGTCGGCGACGGATGCGCAGGTGCAGCAGTGTATTGACATGGCGTCCGTCCTGGTGGACACGTATCTCGTCCCGACCGGGACGGCCGATCCGATGCTCGAGACGATTGAAACGTACCTCGCCGCCGACAACGTGTGTCTCATTGACCCACGCGCCACGGACATCGGCGACGGCGATACGCGCGTCTCACTGCAACGGAGCAAGGACGCGCGGCCCTATTACGACCGGGCGGTCGCCCTCGACGCGAGTGGCACGCTGGCGACGCTGGGCACACGCAAGCGCACGGTGATCAAACTGTACTGAGGTGCTCCTATGCTCTCCCAGACCGCTATGGACGCGCTCGCGGGTCACGCGGTGCAGATGTATGGCTCCCTCATGGAGCTGCTCACGTACCGCAACCGCCATGCACCGAACGCCACGCCAGTGGTGTACACGGACGTGCCGGCGCGCCTCAAACATTTTCGGGCGAGCGAGATCGACCTGGAGCAGATCCTGCGCAACGATCTCGAATGCCGCATCCAGACGGTGCTCGTCACGTGGGTACCGACGCGCTACGACGACTTCGACCGCGCGGACGGCACGACGTGGCAGGTGTTGAACTTCATGGGCGGTCCTGGACACCCCTGGTGGAAGCTCCAGGTAAGGCAGGTAGGTTAAGCCATGGCTGAACCGTTCATCACGTACAAGCTGACCGTCCCGAACATCCCCCTCCTGCACGCCGAGCAGAGCCGGGAGATTCTCTTTCGGGAAGCCAGCCTGGCGGTACGCGCCATCGTCGAAGACGTCGCCAGCGAAGCGCGCCAGCGTACACCCGTGAGTACCGGTGTGCTCCGCGCCTCGATCGCCACGGACATGACCACCGGCACCTCGCTCAGCGCCGCGATCCGGGGCACGGTCTTTACGGGGGCCCAGGCACCCTACGCGCCGTATGTGGAAGAGGGGACGGCGCCGCACTGGGCCCCCATTGGGCCGTTGCTCCTGTGGGCACGGCGGGTGCTGGGGAACGAGCGGGCGGCCTACGCCGTGCAGCGCGCCATCGCCCGGCGGGGCACACGCGGGCGGCATATGTTTCGGAATGCGATTGCGGCTGTGGCGCCGCGGGCGCAGGGGGTGTTTGCGCAGGCGATGCAGCGCGCGGCGCGGCTGCTCCAGGGGGGGTAGACATGCATCTACGCTGCTTCGTCGGTCTCACACCTGTGCTGGAGATCCTCGCCGAACCGCAAGACATCCCCCGCGTGGGCGAGTCGTGCATCCTGCCCTTGCCAGCGGGGAGGGAGCGGTTTCGCGTCGAAGGCCTGCTGCGCACGTATGGGTTTGCACGGGCGCTCGCGGGCATTGATCGCCTCGACCTGGAGACCGTGCATCTGATGCTCGTGCCAGAAGGGGACGGAAAGCCGTATGCCACTCGCTGACATCATGACCGCGCTGCTGACACCGCTCCAGGCCATTCCCGACATCGGCCACGTCTACCCCTACGACCGCATCGCCCTTGAGCCGACCGCCCTGAACGGCGTCCTGGGGCCGCTGCCCACCCTGCGCTACTGGTGCCTGTCGCGTGCCGGTACCGCCGAAGTCTGGCGCGGCAATGCGAGCGTCGAGCGGCTGCACCGGCTACGGCTGCGGGGCTACCTGGCGCTGGATGACCCGCAGGCCTCAGAGCGCGTGTATCAGGACCTGGTGGATGCGGTACTCGACACGTTAGCCAGTGTGGTCACTGTGCCAGGAAGTGCCGAGTACCTCACTGCCCCGACGCTTGAGAGGCAAGAGCCGCGCCGCCTGTCAGACACGGTCGATGTGCACTTCAGTGAGACGTTCGTGGTAGCGTCCGAGTATCTCACGGTCCCTGCACAGGAGGTCCCTGACGACACCATTACGACGTATCGCGCTCTGGGCGACTGGCTGACTGCGCAGCTCGCCACCATTCCGCAGATCGGCCTGGTGCATTCCTACGAACGGCTGACGGTGGAACCGGATCTGGCGTCCGGCGTGTTCGGCGATCCCCAGGCGTTGCGCGCCTGGACGCTGACGCGTGAGAGCGTGCAGCACGAACGCAGCCCTGGCCTGGAAAGCCGCGGGCAGGCGCGGCTGGTGCTGCGCGGCTTTCTCAGCGTGGACGACCTGCAGGCCTCCGAACTGGTGCTGCAAGGGCTCCTGGAGGACGTCGCAGCGGTGCTCAGGCCGATGCATACGGTGGGAGCGTTTGACCGCGTGGGGCCACTGCAGATCGAGGAGGTGTCGCACAGCAGGGTTGGAGCCACGCACCTCTGTCACTACGCCCAATGCGCGTGGCCGGTGGAAGCATTTGCGCTGGCGCTCAGTGCATGACAGACGATTTCGTCATCATCATCGCGCTGCTCGGGCTGGTCGGGCTGGCGCTCTACATGGTCTTTCTCTAAGAGGCTTTCTTCTTTTTGCTGGGCGCGATGGTCAAGAGCAGGGGCTGCACCGGGCACAATGGTGGGCCGGTATTTTTTCGAGAATTACAGACTCTGCATGCTGCAATCACGTTTGTGAAGGTATGCGAACCACCTTGCGACAAAGGAAGAATGTGATCTTGTGTGAGCTTGCCTTTGCACCGTATGCCACAGTAGGCACAACAGTGATCCTGAGACGCCTGGATCTCTTGCCATTGGGCAGCGCTCAAATCATTCACAGGTGCAGCGGCTTTCCGGGCACGGCGACGGCGTCTTATGGCAGCGATGATAAGAGGATTGGCTGCCTGATACATCTTTTTATACGTAAGTATGGCCTCGCGATGAGCACGATGGTAGCGGTGTTTCGCCGCAAGTTCTGCGTCGCGATGCGCTACGTAATACGCGCGGTCTCGCAGACGTATGGCCTCTTGGCGTCTTTGTCGGGCCGCACGCTGTCGCGCGTTTCGTTTCTCTTTATGCAGAGCACAATAGGCGCGGTCGCGTGCCCTGATTTCCTCGTTGCGTCGCACACGATCAGCATGTTGTTTCGCCTTAAAACGTTCTGGATTAGCAGCATAGGCTGCATTCTGGCTCGCGCGTCTGCGTTCTATGTGTGCGGCATCATACAGACGTCGTTGGGGTTTATGTGTCGCAGCATAGAGGCGATTCTTCAGACGGATGAGTTCCCGTTTCGCTTCGCGATACGCCGCATGGTAGGCACGATGCGCTTCTGGATCTTTGTATGGCATGGCGCTCTCTCCTCAGTAGAGAGTCTCAGGAAGTGGCACGGCAACCCGCTGAGACGGGCTTTCGGGCTGCAGACCCTAGCCGTACCGTGTGCAGTATAGCACAGGACACATAGGATAATTATATCCTAGTTTAAGGGAAACTGCCATGGCCGAACCATCGGTAACAAGTATTGGGTATTTAACCCGAATAGGAATAGGTGAAGAGGAAATTTACGGGACGCCCGTCCTCACGACGCAGGTCCTGCCGAGTATCAGCGAGTCGCTCAACGACGTGTACGCGGAAATTCCCGACGAATCGTTGCAGGGCTCGCCGGTCTATGGGACACCGGAGCAAGGCAATTTCTCAGCCACAGGCGATATTGTTGTCCCGATGCGCTACGCCAACGAGTGGGTGCTCCTGAAGCATTTCTTCGGGGCGTTCGCCGCTGGACGCTATGACCTCGTCGATAGTCTGCAAGGCCAGGGACTGACCATCTCCATCGACAAGCAGGTGCTGGGCGTCTGGGATTATCCCGGCAGCAAAGCCACGCAGATCCAGTGGACGTCGAACGCCGATGGTGTGATCCTCACCACCAGCGTGATCCCTGGCGGCTTGCAGCTCAACTCGACACTCAATACGCATGCGCACCTCGTCACCCTCCTCCAGGACTCCAGGCGCCTCCTGCATCACCATCTCAAGCTCTGGGTTGGGACGCAGGATCACGCGCTGACGATCGCCGATGATCTGTGCTGTAGCGAACTGACCCTGACCATGGCCAGGCCCATGGCCATTGACTACACGAACTGTAGTCAAAATCCCATGGAGCCCATCGAAAACGCCTTTCTGACCTTTCGCCTGGCGATCACGTTCCCGCGCTTCCGCACTGAGGAAGAGCAAATCATCACCTGGAGGCAGAACTATACGCAGCTCCAGGCCCAACTCACATACACGCATCCCACGACTGGCCAGACCAAGACGCTGGTGATTCCGAACCTCACGTTCGTCACGGCGACGGCGCCGACGGCTGGTCCCGGGCCGCGCGTGCTCACGACCGAGGCCTCGATTACACGGGGCGGCGGCGTGACGACCAGCGCGCAGATCGCCATTGCGTCGAATGTGCTGACCATCACGGCCGGCACCTTTCCCCGGGTGGAACCGGGCTCCCAGGTCACCATCAGCGGCGCGACGACGCCGGCCAACAACGGGACGTTCGAAGCCACAGCCTGGACGCCCACGTCCATCACGCTGAAGACGCCGCCGGCGCTGACGGACGAGGCGGCGGGGGCGACGATGACGGTAGCAACAGAGAATCCAGTAATATATCTTTTGGAAACATAAAAGGAGATCCCCATGTCCGAAGAGCCGACGCCCAGCCCACAACCGACCCCAGCGCCGCAGCCTCACCCTGTGCCGGAGCCCGCACCGACCCCGCATCCCGCGCCGGAGCCGGAGCCGCATCCGCAACCGAGCACATAGTCCATGGCCGAACCCCGCGGCGATCTGCGGAGCCTGGCGCTCGGGCTCGGGCTCTTTCGCTGGGGGCGTGGCACGCATGTGCCACCGGTGCCCGTGCCGACGCTGTCGATCGGCACACAGACGCTGGCTGGCTTCGCGCACGAATCGGCCACAGACGGCGCGCAGTGGCCCGCGGAGAGCCCGGCGCTGGTGCGGGAAATCTGGCCCATCCTCAGCGCGGACTTCGACCCTGGCGTGCAGCAGGTGCCGGTGGTCACCCGGTCCCACGCGCTCGGCCCGCACGCCCTCGACGTGGTAGCGAAAGCCCCGAGCGTGCGTATTGGCTTTCGCTGGCGCTATCAGGGCGTAGAGGCGCTGCTAGGGTGTGCCTTGGGGTATATGCCGGCGGCCTTGCCGCAGGCGCTCGGCAGTGGAGTGTACCGCCATGTGTACGAACTCAGTGCGGACCTGGCGTCCGAGCCGTGGCCAAGTGCCGATAGTCAGCCGACAGGCACGCGTCTGGTGCGCCGAGGCACGTTTGCCGCCTGGCGCCAGGTGAGTGTGTGGGAGCTCATGAGCGGCATGGTGCAGTCGCTGGCATTGGTGAGCGATGGCCTGACGGTGAGTGGCGAGGTCGTGCTGGTGGGTGAGTCCCTCTCCCGGAGCTCCGCCGTCAATACGGTCCGTGTCATGCAGGCCATGCCACCGTATGGCTGGCCCCTGGTGAGTGTGCGGCATGGCCGCTTGCGCCTCGGGCCACGCAGCGCGGCGGTACCGCTCACGGCGGCGCATGAGGTGTGCTACCGCACGCTGGAGGTGCGACTGGAGAATAACCTGGTGGCCACACAGGGCCCCCGCACCGGGCTCGCCCCAGAGGAATATACGCGCACGGCACCGCCCATGCTCACGCTGGCGTTCGAGCTGCCGCGGTATGCCAGTGATGCCTGGCTGGAAACCTGGGACGACGGCGAGCCGCTCATGGGGGAGCTCCGCTACCAGGGGCCGGAGGTTGGCGGCAGTGGGCAGGTCGCACAGCTCACCTGGTACCTCCCGGCGCTGCGCCTGACGGATGTGCGGCCCTCCCCCGTGGCGCTCGGGCTGCCCAGCGTGCGGCATGTGATGCAGGCGGAGGTGCCGGAGGCGCCGGCGGCGGGGATGCCGGCGACCGCCCTGGGAGGGCCGGTGGGGGTCGAGGTGGTGTGTGGGGTGCAGAGCAATCCACTACTTGCGTAGGAGAGCGGTATGGCAGAGGGGACGAACGGCCAGGTCACGTTACCACCGAGCGATCAGCGTCCGGTGTTCATCATTACGGAGAAAGAACGCCTGAGCTTCACGGTGGGTGAGACGACCTTTCTGTATCGACGCATCACGCCGTCCAAGCATAGCGAGCTGCGGGCCGCGCATACGGAGCGTGGGCTCTTTGATGAACAGGCGCGGCGGAATTTCCTGGTGGATATCGCGACCTATTGTCTGTGTGGCTGGGAGAATCTGCGGGATATGGAGATGCACGCGGTGCCCTTTCTCCCGGAGGTGATTCCCCATCTCCCGTTTGCGGTCTTAGAGCAGCTCGATCAGCTCGCGCTGGAGCCCTCGCCTGATGAGCTGATGGCGAGGTACCTGCGTTTTTTGACCGACAGTTCACCCTCGTCTCCCCCAGGACCGGACAGCCCATAACGTGTGGGAGCTGTCGCCAGCAATTAGGGGAAGACGCGGAACCCGTGCCCTGTGATACGGGTGGACTCCAGGCGTGCTATTTCTTTAGGACCCATGGGATGAGCCCTGGCGAAAAAGACCACCAGGATGATCTGCTGGTGTGGGAGGTGTACTGGCAGGCGCAGCGCGTGGGCTTCGAGACGGTGTACCGTTTGCGGCGCCTCGATCTTCTCGGTGCGTACGCGGCCGATTGGTTGCTCAGGTGTCTGGTGACCTTGCAGGACGCCGTCTGGCAGCAGCAGCGCGCGGCCCAGGAGCAACGCTAGGAGGAAGGACCCATGCCACCGATCGTGCTCGAAATCATCGTCGATGACTCAAAAGGCACGCCCCAGATCCGTGTGTTCGACAAGGCCATCACGGACACCACGAAAACCGTCCAGCAGGGCGGGCAGGCGACCGCGCAGGCGTCGCAGAGCACGCAAGCCTACGGCAGTTCCCTGGGTGCCTCCGCTAAAAGTGCCCTCACCTTTGCCGGCGCGCTGACCGGGGTGCAACTCGGCATCAGCGCCATCAGCAGTGCCGTGCAAGGGGCCGTCACGCAGGTGGTGTCGTTTGAAGCGGCCATGGCGAATGTCAACACGCTGGGCGTCCGCAGCGCGGAGGTGCAGCAACAACTCCGCACGCAACTCCTGCAACTGCCGCCCGCGCTGGGGTCGGCAACGGAACTGGCGCAAGGGCTCTATGAGGTCCTCTCCTCGGGCGTCGCGCCCGCCAACGCCGTCGCGTTTCTGGGCGAAGCCGCGAAGCTCGCCAAGGCGGGACTGGCCAGTCTCGACACGTCGATCGTCTCGCTGACGAAGACGATGGCCGCGTACAACATCCCGACTGAGAAAGCCGGCGAAGTCAGCGATCTGTTCTTTAAGACGGTCGAAGTGGGACAAGGCAGCTTGCAACAGTTCGCCAGCGCCATGCCCCAAGTCACGCAGCTGGCGGCGAGCATGGGTATCTCGCTCAAAGATACCAGCAACGCCATGGCGACGCTGTCGCAGACGTTTCGCTCAGCCGACACGGCTGCGACGGGGCTGCGCTCGCTGCTGACGCAGGTTATCCAGAATAACGACAAGTTTCTGGCACTGGGTATCAATATCAAGCAAGTCATTGGCGACGAGGGCTTGCTGGGACTCGTGCGCGTGCTCCAGCAAGTCTCGCAAGGCGACACGGGCACGCTGCGCCAGTACGTCAACGACATTGAGGGGCTCAACGCTGCTGTCGCCCTGACGGGTCCACAGTTTCAGACACTCATCAAAAATCAAAAAGAGTTTGAGAACGCCGCGGGCGCAGTCGATCGCGCGGTCAAGGTCCAGACGCAGACAGTCAGCGCGTCGTTTAGCGCCATGGTCAACGCGCTCGGCCAGCTGGCCAACGACATCGCCCCGCCCTTCTTGCACGCGTTTACACGCGTCGCCCAGGGCGCGACACAGGTCATCGAGGGCACGCGCCAGACGTTCAAGGACCTCCCCAAGATCACGCGCGAAGCGCTCGATGGTATGCAGCAAGAAGTCGACAAGTTTCGCGCAGCGACCAGGGGAAAGCCCCTGTTCGCGTTTACGCAAGAAGACGTCGGCATGGCCGCGCTCAAAGAGTTTTTCCGCGCGCTCGCGCAAGGCGCTGACTCGCTCAGTATGACCAGCAGCGCGTTTCGTGTCTATCGTGACCAGCAAGTGCTGGCGACGGACGCGACAAAAGGCTGGCGCGACGAGACTGAGCGCTCCACTGCAGCGCTCGCCGCGCAGACTGCGGGACTGGCGCAGAACAGCGCTGAGCGCAGACAGGCTGAGCACGCGACGAAAGGCTGGCGCGATGAGAGCGAGCGCAGCGCGGCGTCGCTGGCGCTGCTGAAAAAGCCCATCGACGACGCGAACAGCGCCATGCAGGGCTTTAACAAGGGTCTCGAAGAGTTGCGCAGCGGGGGCGCACGCTCTGCGCAAGATCTGGATACGCGTTTCGCTGCGCTGGCCAAGAACCTCGACACCATGGCGACGAGTGGCGCGCTGTCTGCCAGCGAAGTGCGCAGCGCGTATGAGAAGATGGCCGACGCGATCCGCGACCAGTTTGGCAAGCTGCCCCCCGTGCTGCAAGCGGCGTACGACAAGTTTGTCGCGGGCGCGCGGGGCAGCGCTGACAGCATCGACGCGTCGTTCAAGAAGCTCGGCATTCAGTCGCGCGCCACGTTGCAAAAGCTCGCCACTGACGCGCTCGCCAACTTTCAAGAAATTGAGAAAGCTGGCACGGCGAGCCCGCGCGAGCTGCTCGACGCATGGCTCGCCGTCGTCGACCAGATCGACAAGGGCGCGTTTAAGAAGCTGCCAGAGGGTCTTGACGCGTCGAGTCGCAAGATGGTCGACATCGCCAAGAAACTTGGCGTCGACTTGCCCAAGCCCATTATCAACGCGTTTGGCGACATCGAGTTCGCCAGCACGAAAGCTGCGCAGGCCATTGACACGTCCTGGCTGCAGACCCGGGGCGCACTGGAGCGCGCCAAGGGCGCGATCGACGATCTGGCGTTGAGTACCGTAGGACTGAGCGAGAAACAGTTGCAGCTGGGCTATGCCATTAAAGCCAACGGCGACATTGTCAACGCGTATGGCAACGCCATTGCCCAGTTGACTGAAGAGACCGAGCGTCTCAACAACTTGCAGATCGACATCAAGACGCCGTTTGGTACCACCATCGACGCGCTGCAAGAGCAACTGCGCCAGGCCAACCGCGACTTACTCGACTTACCGAACCGTATCAACGATTTGGGTTTTGCAGGCTTCCAACAACAGCAGAAGGTCCTGCAGGACCTCATCAAGGAGCTGGAAAAGCGTATAGCGGAGCTCCAAAAAGCACAGAAAACGAGCGCCACGGGCACCACGACGACCGGCACCACCGGCACCACGACGACCGGTACGACGGGCACCACGGCGACCGGTACGACGGGCACCACGGCGACCGGTACGACGGGCACGACCACCACCGGCACCACCGGCACCCGGCCGACCAGTTCGCTGGTGGTTGGCGGTGGCAGCGGCGGCGGGCAACCGCCCGGCTTCACGCAGATTGGCACGACCGTGACCACGACAGACATGCAGGCGCAGCGCGGGGTCACGGTCAACGTCAGTCTCAACGCGCAGATGCTCACTGCAGATCGCGCCACGCTGCAGAGTGCCGTCGACCAGCTCGCGCCCGCGATTAACGAGGCGATTCGCCGGGGGACCATTCACTAATGCCGTATCCGACGTTTAGCAAAGAGGGCATTGGCACGCTCACGTTCTCGCGTGGGAACGTCTGGCCCGATCGCCATCTCTATCAGCCCCGCCAGGTCGTGGCGCGCAGCGAAGCGGGGCAGACGCGCGTGGCGACGCTGAGCGATCCCGATGAAACCTTCCCGCTGGTCTTCGAGCGCTTGCCCCTGGCCGACTACACGGCGCTGCGCCAGTGGTTTGCCGATCCGCGCATTAATTGGCAAGCGACGAGCTTCACCTACACCGACACGGCCGGTGTGGCGACCGTCGTGCGCTACGCGGATGCGGCCTTCGATCTGGCGGAAGTCGCCCCGGGCCGCTACAGTGGCACCATCACCCTCAGACGCGAGCCCTTCAGCGATGCGTAACGTCACCCCCGACTGGCTCACGGCGGCGCAGCATGACGCCACCCGCGCCCACACCTCGGGCGCGTACGCACCCGTGGTGCTCGTCGACTTTCCGACCCTCGAGCGCTACTTCGCGACCAGACAGCACCTGAGTAGTGCGCGCACGTATGAATACGACGTCGCGCGGCTTTCTGAAGGCGGCCTCCAGCCCTTGCGGCTCGATCTGGACGAAATGTCCAACGCCGTGCGCTTGTCGAGCATGACGCTGCGTCTGCTCAACGTCGAGCAGCTCTGGCGCACGTTTACGGGCCTCCTCGATAACACGCGCGTGCACGTCTGGCTGACGTTCGCGGGCCTGGAGGACGTCGACGCCCTGCCCCTCTTTCCCGGCGTGGTCGATCGGCACGACATCAGTCGCAGCGCCCTCGATGTCATCCTCATCGATGCCAGCTTCCGGCTGCACCGCAATCTCAGCGTGGCCATTGGCGGGCAATACTTCCCCAGCGCGCCGCTGGCGTCGCGAAGTCAATTTATCCCGATTGTGCTCGGCGTCGCGGTCGATGCGCCGACCATCCAGGTCAGCGGCGACGCGCAAGGCACGCTCGCCTTTGGCATTGGTCAGGCGGCGCCCGAGCTGCTCCTGGTGGAAATCGGCGCCCCGTTTCCGACCACGGGGACGGTGAGCATTGGCCCGGAAACCGCTGTCCCCTATACCAGCCGGGATCTCGTCCTGGTATCCGGCGTGACATACCTGCGCCTGAGCGGGCTGGACCGCGCCGGCACCACAGGGCACTCGGAGGGGACCGTCGTCACGCTCACGAGCCAGACCTATGCGTACCTGATTGGCTACGAGGTGCGCAGCCTGCAAGCCGTTCGGGATGACGGCGCCCTGGTGCATCCCGCTGACTATACGCTGGTCACGATGGACGCCGATCGGCCGGTGTCCGTGCTGGTGTTTGCGACCCAGCGGGGACGGATCACGGCCGATGTCAACGGCCCCAATGTGGACATGGACGAACGGCTGGTGAATGGCGGCTTTGAGGCGGGCGATCTGACAGGGTGGACCGTGGAGGCGGGCAGCGCCCTCGTCGCCAGCACCGCGCCCGAGCCCTACGTCGGCCAGTACCGCGCCGCGCTGACCGGGCCAAGCGTCAACGTCGATGGCACGCTGTCCCAGGACTTTCCCGCGACGCCCGGGGCCACGTTTCTCCTGCGCCTGACGTACCGCAACGATCAGGGCGACAGCACGCTCGACAATGCCAGCTTCGAGAGCGGCGATCTGGCGGGCTGGACCGCCACGCCCATGTTCGCGGGCACGGTCTACGGGGTCGTGCGTGCGCATAGTCCCGCGGGGACGTACGCCAGCACGTTTGGTCCCTTGCCACTGTATCAGGGGGCGAGCGCAGATGGCTCGTCGTATCTCGAAGTCACGGGCCACGGGAATCCCTGGCGTCTGGAGTTATATCAAGACGTGGTCACGGTACCAGGGGCGACGTATCGTTTCAGCGCGTTTGTCTGGGGCGGCGCGGTCGATACCAACGTGGTCGATGAGACGCACGTGGGCGGACCCTCTGAGCAGTTTTACGTGACGCGCCAGGGGGACTACATGCTGGGCACGCCGACGAATCCCTCGCTGTATGGCGGTGGGACGCTGTTTAGTCATACGGGCATTGCGCCCAACACGAGCGGACTGCCGGACGCGTGGCAGCAGAGCACCCCCGTTACGTTCGTGGCGACGACGGCGAGTACACGCGTCACGCTGGTGGCACGTGGCACGTTTAGCGGGCTCATGCCGCGCCCGATCTGCATTGACGGCGTGCAACTCGCACAGGTGGACACGCTGACGACGAGCAGCGCCCGCTGGAGCCTCGGCACGCCCGCCGATCCAGCCCTCTGGAGTACGCAGATGCTGGGCGCGATCTATGCGTGGACACCGCTGGAGGCGGCATTTCATCCGACCTCAGAGGTGGGCCGCCTGACGCTGCACAGTCAGTACAACGGGGGGCCGCTGGCCAGCTACTTCGATCACTGCTCGATCCGCCTGGGCTACAATCCCGGGGGCCTGGGCGGGCAAAATCCCGTCGATGCCATCCGCTATATCCTCGACACCTTGCTGCCCGAGGCGGAGTACGACCTGGACAATTTCAACGTCGCGGCCCAGCAGCTCATGGGCTGGAAGTTTGGCGCGGTCCTGACCAACCCGGGCGACTCCCGTGCCCTGCTCCAGCGCATGGCGTATCAGTGCGGCGCGCTCCTGTTCCAGGACGGCGCGGGCGTGTTCAAGTTGAGCGTCCTCCACGGCTCGCACGCCGTCCGCGTGGGCTTTGATACGACGAACATCGTGGAAGGGTCGTGCACCGCGGGCTTCGAGCCCATGGACAACGTGTATAGCGACATCTACGTCTGGTTTGCGGCCAAGACGGGCGGCTCGAGCGCGTCGAGCGACTTTCAAGGCGTGGTCTATGCGACGCCGACCGCCACCACCGCGACCAGTACGCCCTTGCTGGTGACGCAGTGCAGCGCGGCGCGCACGCTCTATGGGCGCGAGCATCGTTTGGACTACTACGCCGACTTCATCCAGGACGTGGGCACGGCGCATCTGCTGCTCACGTGGCTGGTGTCGCGACTCACCATTCGCCACTCGCTCATCACGTTTCGGACATGGTTGGATGGCATCCGTCCCGAACTCGGCGACCGGGTGCAGCTGACACACCCGCTCATCACGACGGACGAGGATCCGGTCATCTGCGAGACGATGGGCCAGCACGTCGACTTCGCGACCATGCAGGTCGAGCTGGTCGTGCGCACGCTGACGCTGGGCGGCTGGCGTGCCCGCTTCGAGTACGACGTGCGTGTGCTCGACGACGCGGGCTGGCATGCCGCATTTGGCTTCGACAGCGTGCCCGACGAGGACGAAGGCTGGAGCGCAGACTTTGAGGACTAGCCTATGAGTGATCTCGACGATTTTACGTTTCACAAAAGCCTGGCCGGGCTCTTTGTAGGTCTCGAAACCGCCGCGCCGCTTCGTGGCACGGGCTCGCTCAAAATGCACCGCAACGGCCAGCCCGCGGGCTACGTGTCCAGCGTCCGCAACACGGGCAACAAGGCCTTTACCACGGGACGCGTGCGCTTCTTGTGTCAAGCGAGTGGCTTCGCGAGCAACACGTCGATCGGCTTTTGCTTCCAGATGTCCCAGGCCAATCTGACAGGCGCAGCGGGCACGGGCTACTGGTTTCGCTGGTTTATCGGGGCGTCGAGCACGACGCACACGCTGCGCATAGATCGCTTGACGTCAGGACTGGTGCAGAGTTTCGTCAATATTTGTCTCAGTCCCGCCTTTACGCTCGCCGTGAACACGCCCATGGCGCTGGAGTGTAGTTGGATACTCGATCTGGTCGCGCTGGGCGGGATTCAATTTAACGTCCAGCGTGGCAGCGCACTGGACTATAGCGACCTCGCGCCGGTCAGTGGCATGACGGGCGTCGTCAGTAGCACGTCCGTCTTGCAGACGTCGGTCGGGGAGGGTCCCGCGTGGCAAGCAGACGTCACGACGCAGCACAATTTTCTGTGGGACGATATCCACTGCGTCCCCCTGCTGGTCGGCTAGAAAGAGGTACGGCATGTCCGCGCTCACCATCCAACGCCCTGGCATCCCGGTCCCCCTGCCCCTCACCCGTGGCGGCACGGAAGCCACCACGCCTGCCGGCGCGCGCACCAAGCTCGAGCTCGGGGACCTCGCCCTCCTGACGGCGCCAGG